AAAATCAAAATCAGGAGTCTGATACACTGCATCTATATCTGTTGCTGTTGAGTCATTAAAAAAAGAGTTTCCAGTATCGTGAGTATAAATATATCCATCTTTATCACCATGAAATATTTTTTCTACTCCATCTTTGTCTACATCAGATATAAAACCTAATGCCTGTATTCCTAATGTTTCTGACCAAGCATAGCCTTGAGAAGTAAAAGTTCCTATAATACCTCTGGCTACACTAGGGCTTTCTGTATTTTTACTATAGAATAATCTATATTGAGATTTACTTCTAAGGACACCACTTGTAATTATAAACCCTGAATCAGAAGCAATATCAGAAATAAGTTTTTGTATAGCTCTGCTTACTGAGCTTAACTCTACATCTCCAATGCGTGCAGTACCAGCGATTGTTCTTACACCATCAGGAGCGAGAAATAATATATCTCCTCCTACTTCCTGTATACTACCACCATCTAAACAGCCTACATTAGTTGTTATAGGAATCACTGCTACAGTACTAGAGTCATTTATATTTACAAGTTTATGAATACTATTTTTACAGAATATAATTAAATCGCCACGAAAACTTGCTAACCCTACTACAGCATCTTCAATTACAATACTACCTGACCCACTACCACTAAAGCTATCAATATCATTAGTGCTACTGTAGAATATAGTATTTTTAGCTGTAGATGCCCCAGCAACTACTAAGTGTTTATCATGTATTATACCAAAAGCAGGACCAGTAGTACCACTAACTGTAATCTCTTTAGCAAAAAATGTTCTGCTAGTTAAACCACCTGTACCTGTCATTTGAAATAAGAAAGGCTCGTTAACCCCATCACATATTACAATCTCACCATAGTCTGAAGTGCCTTCATATATTGCAAAAGTACAACGACCTTGAGAAGTACGTGCAGCTACTGATCGACCTGTAAAAGTAGTATAATCATCACCACTAGAAGCTACACTTGCTCTGTTAATTTGAAGCCAAGTCGTTTCGCCATCTACACTAAAAAATATCCCATCACCTGAACATACTATAATACCATCAGCGTACACTGCCATTCCTAATATAGTATTGCTAGAATTAGGTCTAGTATCTCCAAACAAAGAATAACCATTTATACGTCTATAACCACCATCAGGATCTACCTCAAAGTTTCTTAAACGTGTAGCAAAACCTGGCTGAGAAAGCATCTCTAGTTGGTTTAAGTTGACATTTAAGCCACCTTTACATGAGTATCCCCAAGGCTGAGACATTAAATGTACCTCACACGATCATCTTTCATATAACCTGGATCAGGAGTCATTAAACGTAATTTCATTAGTTTTAAACCACGCTTATAATCTTCTAAAGCAAAAGCTGCTGCCTGTGAGTTTTCTTTAAACTGATGCAAATAATATCTAGCTCTTGCAAGTAATACAGTTTTATATACATCAGGAAATACTATAGCATCTCCAAAAGAATCTAGCTGTGTTGGAAGATCATATGCAAAATAAAATACTTTGTATACTTTATCAGGTATTGGGCTAAGACCAAATGTTCGACCATCTGAGCTTCTTATGACTCTACTAGGCACTCCAAATTTTTGAGTATCTGCATCATCCAGATTTTCACTAAGACGATAAAAATCTTTCCATTCTTCTATTGTAGTGTATCTAAGATTACGTGCTACAAAAGGAGCAGTTTCACCACTAACGCCTACTGTTGTTAAGTAAAAGTTTTCAAACTCTACTGCACCATAGTCTGTAGTTAAAGAGGAACTTGATGGTTTTAATTCATACCACCGTGTTCCAGCTACAGTTTCTAGGCTTACATTACCAAAGGTAGGGTCAGTGGCTCCACTTTCAGCCGCCGCTAAAAAAGGCCACTTTGGTTCTTCTGTTACAATATCTAAATAAGATCTATTGATAAGATCCTTAGCATGCTGCTGGATACCAATAGCATTAGCAAAAGTTGAAGAAGTTAAGGCAACCTCATTCAACTCTCGCAATAGCTCATTAGTTAATTGTAAAAAAGTAGTAGCCATTATTTATTATGAACCTTTTGTATTTCAAAGTTTGCAGTTTTGCTAGATCCTGTATGTTTTTTGTAACCATCTTTAGGATCTTTCATAAGCTTATAAGACTTACCACTTTTCATCCAGTGATAACCTTTAGGGGCTTGAACTTTCATCGTCCTTTAGGTAGGCTCATATTATAGCCAGCCATCTTATTACAAGCATCTTCCATCGCATAAATGTCAGCCTTCATTGTTTTACCGCCATGTCCTTTCTTCATGCGCTCACCGCCATACATCATTGATTCACGCTTGCCACCCATCATCATGCCACCACGCATTTGATCTTTCATCTTACGATCCATTTCCATATCCATCATACCCATGCCGCCCATAGCCATATTTTTCTTTCCGCCATGCTTCATCATGCTTCTCCCTGTATATTTATTAGGTACATAACCTTTTTTTCTAGGCACTTTATTCATTCTTGATCCATAGAAAATGTTTTACTTTTTTCTCTACATATATCTAATTCAGTTTTATGCTTATTAAAGATACGATCATAATTATTTTTATATTGTGTAATATTCATACCTTTACGAAATCTACTGTCTTTATTAACAATAGTTTTACGAAACATCATAGGATTAGATTCTGAACCAACTGAAGCCATTTAAACTCTCCAAATAAAAGGAAAGGGGCCACCGAAGCAGCCCCATCCAGTTTTAGTCGATGCCGTAGAAGGCAGATACAAGAGCTTCAGGACGAAGCACCTGTGCGCCATATACGTGAAGACCACGAACAATATCACCAAAGCTATCTGGATCACGGATGACCTCAGTGCTAGTAATAGTTTGTGCAGTAGCACAAGCAGACATATGACCAGCCAAACACTTACCAGCAGCATTAGTAGTTGCAGCAATATTATTTGACTTGTACATATCAAAGCCACGTAGCTTACCAGAGCTTACCAATCCATTGCGGATTGAACCCTGACCAGCATTGTAGTCTACTGACAAGAGCTTAGAAGAGCTTTGAACAAGCACTTCGTAGAACTCTGGATTAGCAACAAACCAGCGACCTTCTTCTGGTACGTTTTGATCATCTAGCAAACGAGCCATACGAGAAAGAACATCAATAGGATCGTGTTCACTAGAGCCAAAACCAATGTCCAAGTTACCAGTACCATCAAAGGTGCCAGCAGCAAGGTCAGTTGCATTGTCAGTACCTAAGCTGTGGTTTGGAGATGAATCTGGAACACCAGCAAACATCTCAGCAATAACACCTGCATCAAAAGCATCACGCAATGCGTAAGCTGCTGAAGAAGTTGCTACATCACGGAAGTTAACGTGAGACATATTTGTTTCAATATCATCGACGATGAATTTGAAAGCATTAGCCACATCAACAACCAGAGTAAGTTCTTGGTCAGTTAATGCAGTCTTAGTAATGTCTGCACCACGCTCGTAGTTTACGACAGTGATTTCAGGCTCTTTAATGATGCGTACACTATCACCGAACTGTGAGATTTCTCCAGAATAGTCAGTGTTAGTAATCGCTTCAACTACAGAAGCCTTACGGAAAAAGTTTAGTACCTGCTTGGAATAAACTTTGGGTAGGAAAAACGAGTTAGTTTGTCCTGATACGGAGTTACCAAAGTTACCATTGGTATCCGTAGATTGCTCAAAAAATTGATCTGATACGTTAAAAGCCATGTTAATATACTCCTAGTAAAACATTATTTTACTACTCTGCCCTCTGTCATAGCTTGACGGATTTCTTCTTCATACTTATCAAACTGATCAAGGGACATCGCAGCGATTTCCCGTTCAGTCCAGATTTTAGGCTGCTTAGCATCTACAGAGGTGGTTTTTGTTGATACCATATCCGCTGCATCACCACGTTGCCTTTGTTGTCTGGGCTGTTGTGTTTGAGACATGTCATTTTCTAACTTATATAAATCAATAGCTTTAGATGCTAAAGTTACATTATCTGGATTATTATAAATCCAATCTTTAATTTGATCAGGTTGTTGTTCAGCCCAAGCATGAAAATTTTCATCACCTCTAATATCATCAAAATCAGGGTGACGTTTTTTTAAGCTAGACTCAGCTTCTCGTCGCATAATTTCAGACTCACGTTGCCGCATAGACTGTAACTGTGCTTCAAGCTCTGCAACTTGCCGTTGACTCTGCATATGTGCTACAGTTTCAACTGTGTTATAAAGATCAGGATACTCTTCTTTAAAGCTTTCTAATTCTTCTTCAGATTTAGGTGGCTTGTAGGAAGGCTGAGCTTGCATCGCTTCTGCTCGCAGTTCTTGTTCTCGTTGCTTAAACTCTGCAATCTTAGTATCGTAATGTTTCTTTAAATCATCATAACGCTTTTTATAGTTAGTTCGTTTACGAGGTTGAACATCTTCTTCAGGGGCCATTTCTTCTTGGGTAGCCTGTTGCTGTTCTGGGTAAAATAAACCATCTGCATCACCCATCTTAGGTTTATCTGGCGTGTGCCAAGATTTACGTGCATTATATGGATTACTTACTTCCTCTTCATATTGTGTTTCTGACATTCTCAATCTCCTTCACGGGGCTTGTGTCTTGCAAGGTAGCCATATTAACTCCGTCGAGTTTAATGGGGCTTGTCTTACCAAGGTAGCCGTAAAAATTATTGAAGACTTGGCATCCTGTTAGCACCCATCATAAGCTTGTTTATTTCATCACTTATTTGGGATTCTTCCATCATTCCACCTTCAGCCTTCATTTCTTTACCGCCATCATAGGCACGCTCTGCATCATCCATCATTTTCTGGAGTACATCTGAACCTATCTGGTCGGTTGCTTTTTTGGTAAATACAAACTCACCATCGCTCAAACGAGCAGGTATAGAGTCTGATACACCAGTTCCAGGGCCGTCTACTTCGCCAGCACCCGAAAATTCTGAAGCAGTTGTAATTACTTTATCTAAGATGTCTGATAAACGATCATCGTCTTGTAACACACCTGCTAAATAAATTTGTTCGTCGTCGTTAAGAGATTCATCCATAACGTACTTAATATAATCTTCTTCCATCTCATCATCAGGAAGTTGTGAATCCAGTGCTTCATCCATTTCATCTTCTGGTATGTTTGGATAGGTATCTACTGGCATACCTTCTACAGGCATTAGCATAGAGCCTTCTGCTTTACCATTGCGATCTTCAACAAAAGTTTTATAAGTAGAATCACCTAACTTAAAATTATCTATTTTATTTTTCAAATCTTTAGGTATAAATTTTGTTTCTTCTGGAAAATTTTCATTACTTCTTGCAAATTTATTTTTTATAATAAATTTTAAATCTTCTAATTCTTCTTTGGAAGTTGCTTTTTCTAATTGTCTAGAAGCTTCAACTATAGCTTCTCTATCAGTATATTCTCCTTCTTCTAAAAGAGAAAATGCTGCACCTATATGGTCTTTAGCACTAATACCACCTTCTGCCATTGGAGTCTTTTCAAATCTTTCTGTGGCTTTTCTGCCTTTACGATCTCGTAGTATTGAAAAATCTTCAGCAGTAATATCACCATCTTTATTAGCGTCTAATTTTGTTTGACCACCTTTAAGCAAAGGCGCTCTAGATTGACGCTCAGCAGCCTCATTCATTCTACGATCCATTTCTTCTTGACGCATTTGATTTAACATTATTTCAAGATTTTCAGGAGTAGGCTCAAGTTCTTCTTCTTTTAAACGCGCTTGTGCTAGTCTTATTTCTCTTTCTGCCATATCCTTAGCTATAGTAGCCTCACGATCTTTTTGTAATTCACGACTTCTTGAAAGTATACCACCTGATAATTCTAGTCCACCTTCAGCTTTACCTTGAGGATTTAACATACTTTTAGCCATTTTCTTTCCTCTCTAAAATTTCATCTACTATTTGAGGTAACTCTAAAAGTCTACCCAGAAAATTCATCTTCCCCTGACTGCGGAACATTTCCTGTTCCGATGTTGCCGCCACCAGTACCTGTAGCTCCAAGTTCTTGAGGCTGTTCAGGTACTCCTCCACCGCCTCCCATTGCGCCTTGTTCTTGGTTATTGGGGCCAGCTTCTGGGCTAGGGTTTTGTCCAGCATTTTGCATTCCTATAATTTTAGCCATCATTGCGGCTTCTTCAGGGTCATTCATTAGCTCTTCAGGATCTAAATCAAGACTGTATGCTAATTCACTAATAAGTTTATTCATCTTAATAAAAGGCGCTACAGCAGGATTAGCTGCGGTCTGTAAGAACATAGTCAATCTTTGACTACGTACTTCTTTTTGCATTAAACTATTTGTGCCTGTAGCTTTAACTTCTAAATCACCTGTTACAGCTAATTTAGACTCTAAGAACTGCATGTTCCATTGGAAGTATGCTTCACCTAAAGGTTTAAGAAGAAAATCATCAAGATTTTTAATGACAGTCTTAATATTTAATGATGCTGCACCAAGCAACATTGACATGCCCGAAGCAGTACGCGTCATACTTTGTACACCTGTCATACCATGACTATATGATGGAATACCTGTTTGTTCATCTGCAAGCTGTCGAAACTTATCAAACATTTGCATATTTTCAATAGTTGTGTTAGGAAACTTTAAACCATTAATAGCTGTTCCTGGTACACCGGCTTGTCGCCTAAAAACTTTACCAGGATATATTTCCATACTCTGACCACCCACAAGAGCAGTCTCATCTACATCAAATACTACAGAGCCTGATAATGCAAGATTATCAATAGCCATACGAGCATGACCATTCATAATCTTTTGTGAGTCATCCATATTTTCTGCTACGCCTATACCAAAAAAACTATATGGATTTTTTTCGTAGCTAAAAGCATGGTAAGGAATACGAAATGGCGTAAATGGGTTTACTACTGAACGTAATAATCTACCATTACAAATCCATGCATTTATTTGAATTTCATCTAAGTCATCAATATTTTCATCCAACTCCATACCAACTTGGCGTGCATATTCTGCATCCATTACACCCCAATATTCAAGAACTTCAAATTGTTGTGAGCCATAATCATCATTACGACTATCATCTTTTAGTTCTTGTTCATAATCTTTTTCTACATAATTAGGCCCAAGCTGTAATACTTCTCGTATAGCGTCTTTGTTAAAATAAGGCATCTTACCAAGACTACGAAGCTGTGTGCGATTCATACGATGTCTATGAAAGACATACTCTGCTTCACTTATGTTTGTGGCGTTAGGGTCTGGGAAGAAATCCCATATGCTAACAAACTCCAGCCGAGGAACGCGCACGTCAACAGGAGAATAACTTCTAGTACCATCCTCTGCTTCTGTCCACCTATGTAAAGTTTTGTTAAAATTGAACGGGCCTTTAACAATGCCGGTTCCAAATAACGACGCTTCAAATAAAGAACTTCTAATTTCACTTGCCCCATTGGACTCCTCTATTTGATCATGTATAATTTTTTCCATTCGTCTTGCAGCTTTTTGTGCAGGACTAAGTTCCATGGCTCGTGGGTCTGGAGATAAACCTTCTGAGAGCATATCATTTTCATCAGCAAGTTTATCAAGTTTAATATCTTCAAACTTACCAGTAGAAAAAGTAGCTCCAGGTTTTAATACACGCCCATCTCCTTCATACCCTACATCATAAGGACTTTCTATATCTGATTCAGTAGGCGCTGCTATAGGAGGTGTTTCAAGTCCTGGCTCAATATGTGCATGTTCTGCAATGCCTTCAGGAACTTTAGTTTCACTGATCCCAATAGGAAATTTATTAGCACCAAATACAACATCTACAAGTTGACCAAAAGCAGCAAGAACTTTAGTCTTAGTTACTTTTACAAACACACGAGACTTTTCAGATTCACGAAATCTTACATTTTTACCATATAAACCACGATAGTTATGATATGCTGCAAGCCATCGCTGCTCATCTAAGTCTCTTGCGTTTTCAGCAGAAAGAAATCTATCCTGAATTAAACCTACAAGATTATTTTGTAGGTTCTCTTCAAGAGTCAAGTTTATTCCTTGCTCGTCCTCTTCTTGCTCAAAGTAGAGTTCATTAGATGTTAAATTATTTTCAGCCATGTTTAGCTAGGAGTTACGCCAAGATGTTGAAACTCAATAATAAACGTAACCGTGGTTGCTGCTGTAGCCAAATTATTTGCAAGAGGCTTTAAGCGTATATGCAATGTACGTGCAGCAGAGCTATACAATGATGCTGAAAGTGTCATAGCTTCTGAAGTAGCTGGGCCACCGCTCATTGTAGAAAAGCCATTAGCTGCTGCTGGAATACCATTAGCAATGATATACAAAGGAGTATTCGCCGTAATAGTAACAGCACTGCCGCCATCATCTGCAATAGCTTTTTCATTAATAATTTGTCCACCACCTGCTGCTGTTCCTAAATCAAAATCAATATCGTCACCTGATGCACCAGCAGTAACTAAGTTACCGTTAGCAATCATAATAAGATTTTTAATTGAAGTGTCAGCAGGTTGAGTAAAACTTACATCATAAGTAGCATCTGCTGTTACTGCAATAGTGCCTGTAGTAACGGACGTTGCTGAAGTAATTACATTATCTGAAAGAGCTTG